TGCCGTGAGTGGTAATTACTACAAGATTCAGCAAATAGAATACGATATGCTGAATGAACGTGCATCGCTTCAATTAATCAGTTATCCTGATGTTGACATTTTACGAATCGCCTCTGATGGAATTACCCCAAGTTGGGAAAATGCCACAAGCAACCCAGCAGGTACAACTTTATTGAATGGTGATATAGTTGGAAGAGCAATTACCAACGCCATCCCCTTGGTGGGTGGTGGCTTGTCAACTGGTACATTGGGCAAAGTTGAATATTTAGATTCCAACACAAATTGGCATCAAGGTAGTTTGAATGAGTTGGTAAAAAGAAAACGAATCAAAACAGGGCAAGGACTTGACCAAACGGTTACAATTTCGGGAAGTGAAACTTATGTTGTAGTGCCATTGACAACCGAGTATCAAACTGGTGACACCCAAGATTTGGTATTTTCTACGGCTACCGATTCAATAACGCCTTTGTATGGCGGTCAATTTAAAATCACTGCCGAGTTATCCTATGAACACGGACAAAGCCACGATTTGACTTTCGCAATAATGGTTGGCGGTGAGCCTACTTTTTCTATTGCGGTATTAACCTCCAATAAAGGAAATGCAACTTTGAACGGGTACTTTGACATCCCTTTGTCAGCACCGATACAAATGGCACTAAAAAAATCAAGTGGAAGCACTCACACGATAGACATAGGGGTGGCAACGCTAATGGTTGAGCATATATGATAACACAAATAATTAAATTAGTCCAAACTAACGAGTTTTATGGCGTTAGTTCAAATGTAGAGATAGCCAAAGGGGCGTACCAATACGCCACAACTTGGAAGCAAACATTTAAAAAAGTAAAAAGATGGCGGAAAAAATAGTCATACCAATAGAGGTACAAGGTTCAAAGGCAGTTAAAGACATTAACAAAGTCAATGATGCCCTTGATAATACGGGCAAGGCTGCCGAAGGTAGTAAAAAAGGTTTTGGAAGTTTAGCGGGGCTTTTAAAAGGCGGTCTTGGAATCGGTGCGGTAATGTCATTACTTGATAGTCTTGGCGGTGCATTGATGGAAAACCAAAAGGTTCAGGATTTAATGAACAAGGCTATGGTGGTTTTTCAGGGCGTTGTCAATGGAGTTATTGAAGTTCTTGAACCATTATTTGGATGGTTAGAAAAAGTATTCAAGGATCCAGTTAAATCAATCAAGGAATTTGGCGAATTGGTTAAGCAAAATTTGATTAATCGTTTTAACGGATTATTGGAATTGATACCGCAATTAGGGAAAGCACTTTCATTATTATTTAAGGGTGAGTTTACCGAGGCTGGTAAAGTAGCGGTTAACGCCTTTGGAAAGGTTGCACTTGGTGTTGAAGATACCGTTGGTTTAGTTGAAAAAGGTGTAAAGGTGGTAAGTGATGCGGTTGTAAAAATAGGCAAAGCCACAAAGAAAGCATTTGACAACAAAGATGCCCTTGCGGCTGCCGAAAACAACCTTGCACGATTATCAATTTTGTTTCAGGGTATCGTTGAGAAATATGATTTGATGGCTGAAAAGCAAAGGCAGTTGAGGGATGATGAAACCAAAACCATTGAAGAACGTATAAAAGCGAATGAGGAATTATCAAAGGTACTGGATGAAGGACAACGAAAAGAACGTGAAAACATTGAAGCCCGTATTGGTATCATCCAAATGCAAAATAATCTTTTGGGGAAAACCAAAGAACGGACAAACGAAATATTATCGCTTCAACAAGAATTAACGGGAATTGACGCTAAATATGCTGGTCTTAAATCCGAGCAGTTAACCAATATCAATTCACTTGAAAAGGAGAAAATCGAGTTAAAACGTGCCGAGGTTGAAGGAACACTTGAAGCGAATAAGATTATTGCAGATAGCGAAGCGGAATTGGCTGCCGAGGGAATGGATCAGTTTGAGAAAAAGATGGCTGCCATCCAACAGGAATACGAAGCCCGTAGAAAGTTGCTTGATGATGAGGTAAGCCAGTTGAAGGAAGGTACACAAGCCTATGTTGATGCAACAAATGAAAAGAAAGTCTTGGATGCTCAATATACGGCAGACACAAAAGCCCTTGCCAAAGAACGTGCGGACTACGAAACCGAACAGGCGAAAATGGTTGCTGAAAACCAAATGAGTGCCGTGATGGGTGCTTTAAGTGGTGTTCAATCGTTGGTTGGTGAAAATTCAAAGTTTGGTAAAGCCCTTGCAGTATCTATGGCAATAATTGATACCTATTCAGGGGCAACAAAAGCACTTGCACAAGGTGGTACATTTGGATTTATTGGTGCTGCTGGTGTTATCGCATCGGGTTTGGCGAATGTCAGAGCCATTATGCAACAAGAATTGCCAGGCGTTGAAGGTGATAGTTCGGGCGGTGGAGGTGTGTCAATGTCCGCACCATCAGGACCAAACGTGGGTATAATTAGCGGTCAAATTAATTCATCGGCTCAATTACTGGGTAGTTTGAATAATTCATTAAGCACCCCACCAAGGGCGTACGTTGTAGGTCAGGATGTAAATAGTCAGCAAAGCCTTGATAGGCATATACGCCAAAATGCAACACTCTAAACTTAAATCGTTAATTAAGAAATGAAAATCGTTGAACTTATTTTGGATGAAGATAGTAAGGTAAGCGGTATTGATGCAATCAGTATCGTTGAAAGCCCCGCCATCGAATCCAATTTTATAGCACTAAACAACCATCAAGTGAAATTTGCCACCGTTGATACGGATAAGCGGATATTGATGGGTCCAGCATTAATACCAAATAAACCTATCTACCGCAATCAAGATGGTGAAGAGTTTTATGTTTATTTTTCCAAGGCTACCATCGAAAAGGCAATGCAGTTGTACCTAAAAAAAGGAAACCAACACAACGCCACTTTGGAACACGATGGGAAAATCAATGGTTTAACCTTGGTTGAATCTTGGATTAAAGTAGATGCTGAAAAAGATAAAAGTGCAGCCTATGGGATGAACGATCCTGTGGGTACTTGGTATGTATCAATGAAAGTTGATAACGAAGAGATTTGGCAAGAATATGTGAAGAGTGGCAAAGTAAAGGGATTTTCAATCGAAGGTTTCTTTGCGGATAAATCAACCACTATGAGCAAAGATGAAATGATACTTTCACAATTGCGTGAATTACTATCAAAAATCGAACAACCTAAAAACCAATCGTTAATTAATTATATGAGCAACGCAAAAGACATCCTTAAACGTGTATACGATACAGTAATGGGTAAGGAATCAACCGAGGAAACAAAGGTTGAATTAGCACAAGTAAAAACCGCAGATGGACAAGCAATCCTTGATGCGGAAGCCTTTGAAGTTGGTAAAGCAGTTTTCATCGTAACCGAAGAAGGTAACATCCCCGTTCCTATGGGCGAATATATGCTTGAAGATGGAATGAAAATTGAAGTTGATGAGCAAGGCGTTATCGTTGAAGTTTCAATCGAAGGCGAAGAAGAAGTAGTTGAGGAAGTTATCGAAGCGAAGGACGAAATCGAAAAAGAGGAAACTGGTATGATGGAATCAATGCCTAAAAAGGTAGTGAAATCTAAAACCGAAATGGAAGAATCTTATTTCTCAAAAATCGAAACCCGTTTAAGTGCTATCGAAAAAGCCAACGAAGATTTGAAAGCCGTTAACGTGCAGTTATCTGCCGAGAACGAAGAGTTGAAAAAGCAACTTGCTGAAAGCCCAGCAGAACACACAAAGTTCAACCCCGAAGCCACTACACAAACCAACGTACAATTTAAACTTGGTGCAAGAAGAGGCGAAACAATCCAAGATAGAGTATTTAACCAATTATTTTAAAAACCAAAAATCATGTCAAATAGAAAAATTCATTTAAGCGGACCTACTATCAGTCCAAACACCTACGCTGGTCAGTTTGCTGGTAAATACATTGCCGCAGCACTTTTGTCAGGTGATACCCTTGCAAAAGATTTAATCACTGTACACCCTAACGTAGCGTTCAAGCAAGTTATTCGTAACTGGCAGAACACCGTTGCCGTTGCTGACGCAACTTGCGACTTTACTGATTCTTCTTCAGTAACTTTGGGTGAATACGTTTTGACCACTACTGAAAAACAAGTTAACTTGCAATTGTGCAAAAACAACTTGCGTACTACTTGGGAAGCGGCTGAGGCGGGTTACTCTGCATTTGAAAAATTACCAGCATCGTTTGAAGAGTTCTTGTTGGCACAAGTTGCTGCCGAGGTTGCTCAATCAATCGAATTGGGTATTTGGAAATCATCTTTGTTCTATGATTCAGCGGTTACTGCTGGTCAAGACGGAATGTTCGGTTACTTGGCTGATAACTCTGCTATCTCTGTAACTGGTTCAGGTGCAACAACTGGTTCAAACGTAGTTGCTCGTTTACAAGCGATGTTGGATGCTTCTCCAGCGGCTTTGTACGGTAAAGAAGGATTCCAATACTACGTTGGTCCAACTACTATGAAGGCTTACCAAGCGGCTTTATCTGCTGGTAACTATAACTTCCAATTCTACGTTGGTGAGAAGCCTATGAACTTCCAAGGTATTCCTGTAAACCTTTGCCCAGGTCTTAACGACTCTGATTGTGTACTTGGTCTTAAATCTGACTTACACTTTGGTACTGGTTTGTTGAGCGATACCAACGAAGTTAAGGTTATCGATATGAGCGATATTGACGGAAGTCAAAACGTGCGTGTAATCATGCGTTTTACTGGTGGTATCATCGCAACTAACCCAACTCAACAAGTTATTCTTAACATTTCCTAAAAATAATCTGATTTGTAGTTCATCAAAGGGGGAGGGGTGATTCCCTCCCTTTTTATTTAAAAATCAAAATAAAATGGCTTGTAATACATTAGCAAATAGAAGTGAACCCTGCAAAGAATTTGTCGGTGGTTTGCGTGGCGTATTTTTAGTACCTTACGTTTTTTCAAACGTAGTTAGTAAAGATGCGAGTGGTTTAGTAACCTCAATTAATAACGGTGCGTCTCCAACGCCTGTTAAATCAACTGCATATTTTTGGGAATTAAAAGGTTTATCAACCTTGGAAGTTAGTGGTGCTGCGTCACGCGACAACGGTACAACTGCATACACCCAAACTTTAACTCTATCTTTGAAGCCAAGCGGAAGCACTCCATCGGCTGCGGATAGTGATGCGGAAATCTTTGACACCCTTACAAAAGGTCGTTGGAGAGTAATCGTTTGGGACAGAAATGATGTGTTCACACTTTTGGGAGAAACCGAAGGTATGGATGCAACAACTGACGTTGAATCTTGGGGAACTCAAATGGGCGATGCTCGTTTGAACACCATTACCCTTGTGGGAATGGAACCAACCCCAAAGGCAATCGTTGACGCTGAATCTTATTCAGATATGTCATCGGTGGTAACATTGGCTTCTTAGTTTTCCATATTTCTTGTTTAGGTTTCAAGGGAAGGGGCATCACGCCCCTTTTCTTTTATAACAAGATTTTGATTTTACGTTAATTATAAAATGGTTATCAATAATACCACAACATCTATTTCATTTTTCCCCTTTACATCGTTTGACGGTGTAAGTCAAGGGGGCGGTGGGAATGATTCATTTTTATTACTTGAAAGTGGTGATTTTCTTTTACAGGAAGATGGATCAAAATTTGTACTTGCCTACGCTGGTGGTACGGTAGATGTTGAAGTATGGCACAAAAACACAAAAACAATGGTTGAAGCGGAATCATCAGTTACAATAGTAGGTAGCAAGGTAACGGTAACTTTGCCGTCATTAGCCAACATTACTGCGGTGGCACAGGACCTCGATGCTATTTTAATAAGAATTAAATACGAAGGAAAGTTGATGTGGGAATATGTGGCTACCTGGTCAACCGAATCAACCAATATTAACAACACCTTTAAAACTTGGGATACAACTGCGGATGAAAGCCCTGAATGGATAACGATATGAGTAACTTGAAATTTATACAATTAGAAACCTATACAAGCCCAACCATCGTTGAGCAGAAAAATAAAGAGTGGGTTGAATACGGTCAAGATAATAATTATTATCAATACCTTATTGACCTTTACTATGGCTCCGCAACCAATAACGCTTGTATAAAAGGGATATCTGACTTAATCTACGGGGATGGTTTAGAGGTGGTTCGTGCCGATAGGCATTTATCGGGTTACCTTGACC